CACAACTTTTTTGGTGAACGGCAACGTCATCTGATATCGCGGCACTTTGACTAATGGTATAGACATATAATCCTCAAATGTTTAGAATGATTGTGTAATTCCAGAACCAGACACTCTACCAGTTCTGTCAAAAAATGTATCGGTTGGGCTTCTTCTGCGTTGCTCTGGTGCGGACAATCGTGAAATGATATCTTGTTGTGTTGCACCACCACCACGCTCGGCAAACTGGGAACTGGGCACTTCCGATGATAGGAGGATGTCTTCCCACCATTTGAATGTAATACCAACCGTCAAGCGATGGTACCCCTCTGCCCCACTAGACATTTCTTGGTTTTCAAGAACGGTGGGCCACGCTTCACGTAGTTTGATTCCGTACAATGTAGTTTCTGCGTTCTTGGTAGAATCGGTTTCAAAAATCGGGGTGAGTGAATATATGTTTATTTCACCAATGTAGTCTTTGTAAAACCCAACCTCTCTGGGTCTGGACCCACCGATTGTCATGGGGTTTACGGCCAAGGACATCCATTGGTTGAAAAAGTCTTTCACAGACCACGTATTGTCTACCAGAAATCGAAAAGTAATCATGCGATTTTTGTAATCCACATGACTGGCGCGTTGCTCGGTCAAGGCATTGATGCGAAGAGAACGAGTTTCGATGATTTTCCCGGGGAAGGTGGCTTCTTCACACATCATTCCAATGGTATTGTTTTGGTTGGAAATAGAAGGGATACCACCACCCAGCGTGAGACGCGGTGGGAAAAATTCGACCAAGAATCGATTTCGACGCGCAAATCCCGTGTTCCGGGCTTTGGAAATGAAATCTTGAAGACTGGGGATAAAAAGTTCTGCCATGTCAGTTCCTTATAGATAAGCGGTGTATTTACTTTGTTTCACAAACCGTTCTACGGGTAACATAATTGTTGTCTTCCAGTCTTCTTCTTGTATAGCCAAGAAATATTGGTTTTTGACATGGCTGTACAGATAGCGTTTGACACAATGTTCTGCAAACATACTTGCATGGGCCACCAATGCCGCCCACGTTATCCCCTCAGAGTTTTGAATGGCCATGATGGTTCTCAAAAACGCCATTCGGTCATGCGGATTGAGATAGTGAAAATTCACCCCAGTAAACCCATCTGGATGCATTCGAAACGGAATCACCAAGGGAAATGCGTCCCAATGCGGAAGGGTTTTCTCGTGCTTGGGGTGATAGTAAAACAACGACATGCGCCCAATGCCCACCCCGTTCATTCCCATACCCAAACCACTTCGCATAACTTTTTGTGGGGTGATGTTTTTCAATCCGTACCCAAGTTGTCGAATTTGGTCCTGATACCAACGTACCGAGCGAATAGGATTACCCTTAAGGGCATCCTCGCGCAAATGGACAAAGGGATGTGGTTTGGTTCTACGAATGGACATAGGGGGGTTGACAAAGAATCTTCAGATGCATAAACAGGGTGTAACCGTGTGAGGCAGTAGTTCCAAGGATGAGTATAAGGTTATTTATGGTGATTAAGATGAGACTGTCGAATCTTCTGTTAGTTTACGTCCCCGCAACGAATTGCGGATACGTTCTTTGGACTCCTGAGATAATGTAGCACCCGTTCTCGTGGGGTGTCCCCTTCTACTATTCGAAATATTCTTTCGTGTTTCTATGGGTGTTGATAACCCCCGATTCCAAGTGACACACCCCTTCTTCGCTCTTGAAATCGCTTCACAGTGGGATTTTGACCGCTTCCTGCCCTTAAGCGAATTTGAGATTTTCATTTTATGTTGTTCAGTCATGGCCCCCGCGTGATGAAAAGGACCGTTGAAAAGAGATTGATTTAACCATTCAACTCTTTCGTGAAGTCGCATCTTGGCTATGACTTTCTGCTCCCAATCAAATGCGTCGGGACCACTAGAAAAAGTTTTTCGTATTTCAAATTTGAACGACTCTTTACCAAATTGTGATATGAGTGATTTAACCTTTTTTGAACTAGAAAAATACGTTCTCCAAAGGTTGTTGGGGTGCGCTTTTTTACCATGCTGAACCCCGTAATACTTCAGTCCAGTTGGAATATGGTAAAGAAGATAAGTGTATGGAGTTGGTGTCATGATATTATATCCAAATCTTTTTCTGTTATAAGCATGAATTGCATATCGTTTGCGTCAGCGAATTTCGTGGCCGCTTTCCATTTTGCTAGGTTGATGCCCCACTGCTTTACCTCGGCAACAAACCGCTGTGTCTTCCGTTTAGGAATCGTTGGCTCCTTCGTGAAGCGCGAGGGCTTTACTTCAACAATATATTTTTGAATTTTGCCCGATTTTGTTCTGATTTTAATGTAGAAGTCAACAAAGTATCGGTGCATCTGACTATCGATAGGACTCTTGTAGGGAACTACCACTTCCTCACTCCCCCACTCCAATACATTGGTGTTCAAATCACACCATTTCATGAAACGAATTTCGTAAGAAGACCGATAGACGATATTCATAAAATCCCCACGATATTTCTGGGGATTTTGAGGTTGGAATTTTCCTTTGTAGCAATCTTTTCTATACGCCATGAAATACCATATAAATAGAGGATAAACCTTCTTTCACGAGTATTTATGGCCGAAACTAAATCTGCTGACCTAATTTTCAACTCAGCCGCGATTAGACAAGGAACAGACGAAACGGGTGGATTCAACGTCATTCGGTATCCTCAGGATTTAGCGACCCCGCAACATCCTCATTACGTCATGTTTTTCATCAATGTCCGCGAATCTGACATTCGGGGAATGGCCAACGCCCCGTTGACCATGAATGTTAAGTTTGACAATACTCAAGCAAATCGACCAAACACTGAAGGTGATTTGGGTGTACTGCCCACAATTGCTGGCGCACAGGTGGGGTTTGCTGGTGGATTTTTTGGTGGTCGTTTTGCTTCAGAGACGGGTCGTCAGGGAGCGGCGTTGCGTTTGGGGGCGGCTGGTGCGGTAGTCGGTGCGGCACTTGGTGCTGGTGCTGGTGCGCTCGCCGCAACTCAGCTTGACCGTTCTCAAGTGTTGCTCAAAGATGTTATCGCCTTGTACATGGCGGGAAAACCAGTTGCGAGCTATGAGGCCGCATGGGGTGAAGAAGATTTGGGGTTGGTTGGTGCATTTGCCGACAGTGCCAACCCCTTGAACAGCCTTTCTGAAGCAGGTAATCTCGCCGGGGCACTGATGATGAAAGGTTCAGAAAGTGCTGGAAGTAGATTGATTGGAAATGCTGGTCGTGCGATACAAGGCACTGCGGCCATGACACCAAACCCCTTCAAAGCACAGTTGTTCAAAAACATGAAGTTTCGTACTTTTTCTTTTGAGTATACGTTTCTTCCCAAAGACGAAAACGAATATACCTCGGTGAAACGTATTATCAACCTGTTCAAAAAGTACATGCACCCGAGTCTGGGACCGGGAAAGTTCATTACAAAGTACCCGGGTGAATTTTCTATTGCCTACTACTACAAAAATGCGGTCAACACCGAGTTGTTTCGTATTTCAAACTGTGCCTTGACCAGTTTGACCACGGAGTTTGGTGGGTCAGATTTTGTTACGTTCCGTGGAAAAGATGGTGCCCCGACGGAAATTACATTAAAGATGAGATTTGTTGAGCTTGAAATGTTGACTCAGGAACGATTCAACACCAGAGGATTTTAATCATGACGTACTTTAGCAAGTTTCCGTTGTATTTGACCACCGCTGGGTTTCGTGGGGCCATCGGAACTACCACCACGGAGAAAAATCAACTTATTATTACCGATTTTTTTCGACGCATTCGGACGGGAAAGGAATTTGTTGATGTGTCTACAGGCGTCATTCCGTTTTCCGTGCAGGATGGGTACACCCCAGAGCGTCTTGCTCATGAGTTCTATGGGTCAGCGTATTATCATTGGGTCATTCTCTTGGTGAACAACATCGTAAACCCCAGAGAAGAATGGCCGATGGATATTGACCAGTTCAACGAGTTTATGGCAGACAACTATGAGGATGCAATAGAGGTTCACCATTACATCGACCCCGTGAGTGGGTTTGTGGTGGACGCTGATTTTTCTGGTGCCGTCCCGGTTACCAATCTGGAATATGAAGAAACGATTAACGAGCAAAAACGGCACATCAAAATGCTGGATTCCAAATATCTTCAACAATTTGTCACGATGTTCGATAACTTAATCATTAGATAATGACTATACCGTTTATACCCAGCATCGATATCAACCTCGAACACATCAACGAACCCGGGGATGTTATTACGGAAGCGATTGTCATCACCAAGGACAATGGCGATTCATATAACATTGCCAATTTCTGTATTGAAACGGTGTTGTTCGAGGATATTTTTTCCAACACCTTAATGGGTCATATCTATGTGCGGGATGCCGCGAATCTTATCACCATGATTCCGTTGGTGGGAACGGAGACAGTCACTTTTTCGTTTCGGACCCCAACACTCACCGAAAGCATTCGCAAGACCTTCAAGATTGTTTCAGTGGATGACCGTGTGTTTACCAAAACTGATGTGGAACAGGGATATACCATTTCATTCATTTCAATGGAAGCCTATGTAGATAACGTAAGTGCATTGTCGAAGAAGTTTTCTGGAAGTACCGATGTAGTGGTCAAAAAGATATTTCAAGAGCATCTGAGTGTGAAGCGCGTGGTTGGAAACTCAAACTCTTCCAACACTGATTTGATTACCAGCGGTAGACCTCATGGGTCATCGGTTTCGTTTGTGGCGTGTTCGTGGAGTCCATTAAAGTGCATTAACTGGGTAGCGAACAGAAGTTTTGGGAACTCTGGGGAAGCCCCATCCTTCTTGTTTTTTGAAACGAACAAGGCGTTCAAGTTCATGAGCATTGAGGAGTTAATCGACCAACAACGATTGGCGGGTGGAGTATTTTCTGAATACACCTATTCACCAAACTACGCATCAAAGATTACAAACCCGGAAAGCGGTTTTCTGTATTCTAAACCGGAACTGGCCAAGCAATATAACATTATTCGACACATTTCGCCCTATAGCTATTTCAACACGCTGGATGGGCAAGATATGGGGTATTTTGCAGGCACGTTGATTACTCAAGATTCGACGTTGAAAACGTATCAAGAGTTTCCCTACGACCATTACAATCAATACAAAGATTTTAAACATCTGGAAAACAACCCCAGCTATTCTTCACGACAGGCGCGTGAAGTGGCGATGAAAAACGTGGTGCGGACCAAGGTATATAAGCTTCATGACGATACCACCGACCCTTTGTACGAGAAATGGATGCTTCAGCGCAACTCGTTGTTGCTAGAAGCGACCAAGTTCCATTTGGAAATTGAAGTGCCGGGGCGAACGGATATAGAAGTGGGAATGTTGATTAACTTTTTATATCCCAAAGCTATCGATAAAAACGATGTGCAGTCAAACAACGTTCTTGACCCATTCATTTCTGGGTTGTACTTGATAACGGCTATTCGGCATTCATTTAAGTTAAACAAACACACGATGTATTTGGAAATCATGAAAGACTCCTTTAAGAATCCGGTATAACTATGGCGAACTTTTTTGATAACGGTGGGTTTTTTTGGTGGACGGGTGTGGTGGAAGACCGCAACGACCCGTTGTTTTTGGGTCGTTGTAAAGTGCGTATTGTTGGATATCACTCTTCTGACACGACCGTATTGCCGACTGAGGATTTGCCGTGGGCAACAGTGGTTCAGCCTATTACTTCTGCCGCCATGACCGGAATAGGTCAAACCCCGCTTGGGTTGGTAGAAGGAACGTGGGTGTTGGGATTTTTTGCAGACGGCAAAGATAATCAAGAACCCATGGTATTGGGTGCGTTGGGTGGTATTCCCCAAAGTGCATATTACAATTCCGTTCCAAAAACACAAGGATTTCAAGACGCAACAAAAACCTATCCGGTCACCGAGTTGTTAGATGAACCAGATACCAATCGATTGGCCAGAGGAATTCGGACTACCTTCGTAGATGATAAGGATTCAAGACGTTCCAAAAATATTCCATTGTCCCGGGACAATGGAACATGGAACGAACCAAAAAGTCCCTTTGCCGCCAAGTACCCATTTAACCACGTTCGTGCAACCGAATCGGGACACATTCAAGAATTTGATGATACCCCGGACGCCGAGCGTTTGCACACGTATCACAAGGCAGGAACATTCACAGAAGTAGACCGGAATGGTACACGTGCCACCCATATCATTGGAGACAACTACGAAGTCTTGGAACGAAATGGGTATTTGTACATCAAGGGAAAAATGAATGTGACCATAGACGGGTCGTCAAATGTCTATGTTAAAAACAATTGCAATCTTCAAGTCGATGGTTCGTTGTTAACCGATGTTCATGGGGATTATACATTGAACGTGGCAGGGGACATTAAAGTCTCTGGCGGAAAGACCTTTCAAATGAGAGCCAAGAAAGGCGTCAAACTTCGTGGTAAGGGGGTTGATATCAAATCCGACTCTTCTATCAATATGTTGGCAAAAACATCTATCGGTTTGAAAGCCGGGATGTCTATGTACTTGGAGGCGGCGTCAAAGTTTGCCATCAAAGCGGTAACAGCGGCAGTTGATGCGGTATTCCAACAGAAGAATATGACGGTTTCTACCCCCAGCGTCGAGGCAACAACCGCGTTGGCGTCAGCGGCAGTTGGTACGGCAGGTAACCCATCGGTTCCTGCGGCGGTAGAATCCAAGTCTCCAACAGAACCCACGTTCTCAAACTTGGGATTTGTGTTATCCGAAGCACAGAAAAAATCATTTAAGATTGAGGCGTTTAAAGCTCAGGAGGCCGCAAAGGATACCAAAATGGTTCCAGCAGGTCGTCAGGTTGCTCAGGAATACGCTGATTTGAAGACAGAGGAGTTGTCCAGCAACGCTGTGGTGTCAGCCCCGGTTATTCCAGAAGACACCGCGACAGAAACAACCCCGGTAGATTACACCTGTGAGGTGGGTATGCGGGTTGTAGAATTCGCCAAACAGGACATTGGGGTTTTGGAAACAAGTACACCACCCGGAAAAAATTATGGTGGTAAGCGTGGCGGTGGTGCCTTGCCTGTAGGAGAGTTTGGTCGAATTGATGAAATGTTGGAAATTGCTGGACTGGATAACAAAGCGGAAGTTCGAAGAAAAGGCGAGGGCTTTTACTGGTGCGCGGCGGCGGTTACCGCATGGTGGAAAGCCGCAGGATTGCCAGTTCCGGTTGGCCCAGCCTCGTGTCGAAACTGGGAATCGTGGGGTCGAAAGAATGGATATTTTTCTAGCACCCCGAAAATTGGTGCGGCTGTTCTCTATGGACCATCCGGAGCGGCACACCACATTGGTATCGTTTCGGCGGTGGATGCAGACGGCAACATCACCACCATTGAAGGAAATACTAGTGGCGGTGGATTTACTCGTAATGGTTGTGGCGTTTTCTACAAAACCCCTCGGTCGTATATCGGGTTTATCATTCCACCCACTTGCTCATAACGCATAAATATCACTATGACCTTTCTAAAACCCGTTCGTTTATACAAAGACCTAGACTTGAATTTCATCGCGCATCCTGATACGCACGATGTTACCAAAGTATTGGATGTCAACGCCGTTAAACAATCTTTAATGTTGTTGATTAACACCTATTTTGGTGAGCGTCCGTTTCACCCGGAAATGGGGTCGGCGGTTTCTCGAATTCTGTTTGAACCGATTGACCCGATTATGACAGAGGTGTTGAGACGGTCTATTGAACAGGTCATTCAAAATCATGAGCCGCGTGTAACTATTGAGTTGTTAGAGGTATCCCCGAGAGAAGATGATAATGCATACAACGTGTATTTACAGGTGAATATTATCGGAGTTCCCACACCCGTTACATTTTCCTTTACTTTGCAGAGACTACGATAATGACCGACTTGCGCGTAACCGAACTAGATTTCGAGGCGATTAAAACCAATCTTAAGAATTTCATGAGGGCACAGTCTGAGTTTTCAGACTATGATTTTGACGGGTCGGCGTTGAATGCGTTGTTAGATGTGTTGGCGTACAACACCCACTATAACGCGATGTTGGCGCATTTGATGTCAAATGAAATGTTTATTGACACCGCTATCAAACGGTCGTCTGTCGTGTCTATCGCTAAAACAATGGGGTACATCCCGCGTTCGTATTCGGCGGCAAGAGCTACAATCTCGTTAACCGTTCCTACAGACAGTCCACTTCCGATGACCGTGGACACCTCAACCAAATTCACCACCACCAAAAACGGAACTCCTTATACATTCAATGTTGAGGAATCGG